GCCAGACTTTTTAATTGAAGCACTTACTAATTGTCCTGAAAAGAAAATGCTGTAGGCTAAACCAAACTGATTCTTTACACCTGGTCCTCCTGGCCTTTTAACGGTCACTGAGGCCCCTTTAGGCATGTATACCACAATACCATCAGATTCGAACACAAGGCGCTCAGCGGCCCTTGGAGCAATTACTACGGGCATCCCAGCTTCCATCACAGAAGCCTTACTTGCAAATACGTGTCTGTGCTTGCCCTTACTTGTTGGAACTAATGATTTAGATTGAAGTAATTCATAGTCTAGTCTAAAAGAAAGTCCATCTTGAGATAACTTTTTTAATTTAAATAGACGGGCATTCATGTCGCCTGTTCTTTTCCACTCATAAACATGGTGAAGAGACTTAGGTTTAATTCTAGCTTGAGCATCTACATACGCTCCAAAGTCCGCCTGAATTTGATCGAATAGGGTCTTAGAAAATTTATTCTGAAATGACTTGCTTGTTGTTAGTTTAGCTATTACTTGTGATGTGTAATATACGTATGCTGATATTTGAGCAACGTTGCTATCTTTTAATGGACCGTTTGATTGCCCAACCATAAGTCTTTCCAGGCCGCTTGCTGCCTGAACCAGTAATTTACTATTGTCCAATTCTCTGATTCTCCGATCTCTTCATAGCAGAGTTATATGCCAACACTCTTCCAAAAGGATCTGTTATAGGGGTTGTCCCCATAACTTCAAATACTGTGGGTGTTTCAGTAGGAAAATTAATTTCTACCCAAATAACATTGCCAGCCATATCTCGGATATTAGTAACCTTTTCTCTGGCTGTAACTCTTTCTACGGTTCTTACCTGAATGATTTGGTCATTTACATACTTGTTGTCAAATATCTGCTTATCGCTTGAACGTGTGGTAGCCGAGTTGCTTACAACTCCTTTAGCATGGCAGTCTATAGTCTTATAGTATTGCCACTCTTTTACTATTGCCCCAGTGTCAGGATTCTGTGTATCAAACTGTCTGTACACATCCATCTTCATAGACAGAACGGAGTCTATGAGGTCATACATTTAGATCACTACCATTTGTGTTAATACATAGCTTGAAAGCAACTGATCTGCATAGTTGTTTCCAGTACCACTAAATGACTGACCAGAATACTTGAAGTTCCAGTCAAATGTCTGAATGCTTTGGATATACTTATTTCTCCAAACATTGTCCTTAGAGAAGTAGTCTTTCATCAATTCAATACAGGCTAGCTCAACTTCGTCTGGAACATACTCCCAACCATATCTACCCTGAACTCTGTACATTACGTCTTTAGCAAATACCCCGCCATACTGATCGTTGATACTTGGAGGAACCATGCCGTTAGCAACATATACAGTATTGTCTAAAAGGTTTGCACGATTAATTCGTAGTCCAAATCCAGACTCAGAAATAATTGTGTTGTATCCCCAGTTATTTACACTGTTAATAGAATCAATCATCAAAATATCATTTTGATATAACTCATGAAGATCGTTTAGTCTATATGGCAACGGCAGCGAATCTGATCCAGATCCATATACAACATGAACATCATCGTACAAAGAGAACTGCTGGCCAGTGTAATTTTCAATTACTTTTCTAGCCCAGCGTTCAGCTGCTAACATCTCGTTGTATGTCTTATAGTTGGGGTCAGAAGGATCTGAACCTAAATTCAATGCTTCGACTGCTTGCTCAATATCTGTATATGGAGTTATAACAAAAAGCTTATGCTCTTTAATTAATGGTGAACCTCCCACAGAGTATTCCCATCTAAGCTTAAGGCTCTTGCTTTTATCAGTTAAATTAATAGGAAGAATTACTTGATATACACCTATATCTGTTTCTACTTTTTCAGAAGTCAGCGTGTACAACAGTGTTGTTGGCGAGATAGCTGGGCTTACAGTTGCATCCTCTGTTGTATCGTAAATCTTTACAATTGGTAACGAGTCTGTATCTGTAGGCTCACCTCTCCAAAAAACTTTATGTTTTACTGGATTGTTTGTGTTTACTAAAATCTCAGCCATTTATATGGGTTTGATTAGCCGTAGTATTCCTGTACTTCCTTTGGTGTGGCTAAACGGAAACCCTCCTCCTTGTCAAAAATTTCTTGAGCTTGCTTCTCTCTCATTGCTACGAATGGGTGATCCTTTGTAAAAGTATGTCCCAAAATGTCGTAACGGAAATTTGCTCTAGTCATTCTAACAAGTACTGTGTCTTCAGCGAGATCCTTCTTTGGATCAAACTTAGGTAGTATCTCATCAGAAATATCTTCTGCCTCTGCTACATCCTTAAGCGTCTTATTGTAAACCGCCCAAGTAACGCCTTCTTCTGCTAATGCTGCAATAATATCACTCTTGCTTTTTAGACCGTCTGCGTCCACCGCAAAGTCTTCTGCTATCTTCTTTAGTTCAGCAACCTTCAATGTCTCAAATGACATATATTCTCCTTTTTCTAGGTAAGTTAATTATAGCATTCTTAAATTAAAATGAAAAGCCCCCAAAAATTAATTTGGGGGCCTTTCTTGCGGGTTTAATTCTTAATTAATTAAGAAGCAACCTTAACGTTCTTTACAACGACCCAAGCATCTGCTTGTTCGATCTGGACGCCAACACGAGTATACATTGTGTACTCAATTGAGTCCTTACGTGGCCAGAAGAAGCGGTAAACAGTTACGTCACGCTTGATACCAATAACAACGTTATTTGGGAATGTCAAGTGGATGTCTCCGTGGTTTCCTGTCTCTCCTGAGTAGTCGCCGTCCTGTGCTTCTGGAAGAAGTGGGACTTCAACGATTGGAATACCAAATGCGTATGGAGCTACATATCCTGCTGGGCCTGATAGTGGCTGTACGTCTCCACGGATGATGCTTGAAGCGATATCCTGTGGAATTGTCTGGTTTGTTCCAATGCTGTTAGCATATAGGAAGTCTTGGATGAGGTTTGAACCTGCCAAGAAGCGAAGGTCTGAACGACGTTGCTTGTACTTACGTGGAAGAGCCTTAAGAGCGCTGTTAAATACAGCACGGCTTACTGCAGCTCCACCAGCATCAACAACGTGACCGTTTGCCTTAGCCTTCTTTACTACACCATCAAATGCCTTGTAAAGGTTGTCTGATGATAGTGATGTATTTCCGTTAAGGATTACATCTTCAATGTCATTACCTGCCTGTGTTGCCATCATGCGGGCGATGTGATCTTCTAGATCTGGACCTTCAATATTATCTTCTAGAGATTCTGTTGAAAGCTCCCAGTCCAAGCGAAGCTTCTTTGTTGTGAGAGAGATCTTTGAGAAAGTTACTGCTGAGTTAGCCCCAGTGTCGTCACCTTCTGTTGCAAGCTTCATAAGCTTTTCGCCTACTGACATGCGATCAATCTCTGTTGTGTCTGACTTCATACGGACGGTTCGTGCGACTTTACCGATAACGGTAGCGTCGAACATGTAGTCCAGGAAGCGAGCAGACTGTTCTGGGTTTAGCAAGCCACCAGTCTCTGATGCGCCAACGTGTACGCCAGTTCCTGAAAGGGAACCACCGTTCATGCCAGCTGTTGCTGTTGTGCCAGATGCGATTGTCTTTTCTAACAATTCATTGCTCATTATATTATTTCACCTACCTTAGTTAGTTGATTAAATCTTTTACGGAGCCGAGGAAAGAACCGCCCCATGTTGATTTTTGGATTTTTACTTCCTGTGACCCGCCAAGGTCAGAGGACTTCTTAATTGCAGTCTCGGATTCTACTGCATCGACACGCTTTTCTACGCCATCAATCGTGTTCTTGATTTCATTAACTGCTGCGCTTAGCGCAGTGTGTTGTTCTGCCAACTCTGAAATTCTAGCGTCAACGCTCTTGCTGAAAGATTCAACGGTATCCTTGATACCTGAAACCTGTGCAGCATTTGCTTCTGATGCCTTATTTAGAGTATCTGAGAAAAAGCCTTTAAGATCGCCTAGCATCTTTGCAAAATCAGGTTCATCAACCATAACTTCTGATACGTCGGCTGCTTTTTCCAGAGTTTCGGCAGAAGCGTCTGCTACTGCATCTTCTGCAGGAGCCTCAGCTGGTGCATCTTCTGCAACAACTGCTGTCTCTTCAACAACTGGAGTCTCTTCGACTACTGTGTTTTCTGTATTTTCTGACACTTCATTACCTCCTTCTGCGTTTGCCTGTTTTGCAATTGTTTGTGTATCAGGCAACGGTAATCTTGACTTCTTGAATGAAGCAAGAATCTTGTCTATCTCTTTTGACTTATTTGTGTCTGATGATTCTACCCAACCGATTAAAGTTGCTGGCAAGCCAGAAATTGGTGAATCAAATGTCTTCTCTGTTGATAGGAAAACAGAGTCGCTTTGTTCGCAATAAAAAATATTTTCTGCAAGTACGTCTGCAGCCATTCCCTTGAATACTAGTTGTCCGTTCATCTTTGAGATAGATAGAACGTTGCATAGTTCATTCGCTGGTGAATCAACAATTGAAAGTTCAACTAAATCGTATCCCTTAATGAATCTAACAGTTTCACCTGTTGACTTGTTAACTTCGTTGTCTGATTCTGTAATCTTTCCGCCGATTGAAAAACCTGTGAGTGTGCCGTCTAAACACTTTTCCCATGTATCGTTTGCACCCTTTGATACATACACGTCAACATAGATTCCATTATAGAAGCTACCAGACTTTGGATCATAGAATGTTTCTGGTCTAAATGAAAGCATCTTTCCAACTGCAAGTGGTGTGTGCATTTCACGAATGTTTCCACGGAAACCTTCAAATGCTTTTAAGCTTGCATCAGATGTTACAACGTCTCCTGTTTGATCAACGTTATCAAGTGTTGCAAAGCCAGATACAGTTCTCTTCTCACGGTTAACTTTTGTGAAAGGAACTGCTAAGTGGATGTTTTCTCCATTGGAAGACCAATGCGACTTTTCAATGTTCATATGGTTAATTTTATCTATTTGTAGATAAAAAGGCAAATAACTAGTTGAGCAGTATTACTCTACTGTTCTGCCATCCCCCTTTGCATTGCGGCCTTCTCCAGAATTATCGGGAGAATTACTTTGTCTTTCTTGGGATCTGGCTCTTGTATTTCCTGCCTGAGATCTTACTTCTGCCGCCGCTTGGGGTTTTAATTCAACAACGTCGTCTCCTCCATCTAGAGGAATCATGCCCTTACGGATACGAACCTCATTAGGAGTAATTACCTGCATACGTAAATATCTTTCATCAATTTTAGACTGAGTATCTTCATCTGTGAGCGTCAATTCATTGAATTTAAGAACTAATGCATCTGTCTTCTCAGCAAATATTTGATTTAATTTCTTCTCTAAAACCATCTGTGCTGGACGGCAAACCTGCTCTTTGAATGTCTTATCCGCATCACGGGCATTTGCAAGACTGACTCCTTCTGGAACACCAATTTTATTAATTGGGACTCGGTGAGCCAATAGAATTTCATCACGATTTGCCTGGCGGTATTTATTAAATGAAGACTCTTGGGTACCCGCCTCAATTGGCTCCATCTTAAATTCAACCTTTGAGTCTGGGCTATCGGCTGGCAGAGGCACATAAAGTGATCTATGATTCTTGCCCTTAAGTCCAACTTGGAAGAACTCCAAAAGCTTACGCTCAGATTCAGGTGAGAGCTTTGCGCCCTTAACTGTAATAATATATCTTGGAACCGCTTTGTTTTCAAAGTAGTCTAGGTTATATCGACCAGCAAATTCATTTCCAGCAAGAGCATTCTGTGCTGCGATGATATCTGGAATACCGTAATAGTTATTCATCGGTGTGTACTTCTTAAGATGAATCACTTCGTTTGGCCGATCTTCCTGAGATGTAATCGGACTTGGTGTGTCCATATCTCCAAAATTTCTGAAGTAAACGGCCTTGCCATAGAGTAGCTGAATGAATCCGTCACGCAGACGACGCACTCGCATTGTCTTAGCTGGGATATGCCCAATGTATCCAATGTTTCCTGATGTTGTTCGGCTGATTTCGATGAATCCATTTCCTGTTGCCTCTAAATCTGTGTAAACCTTTTTAAGGGTTTCTGTAAACGTATCCTCATCGTTTGTTGAGTCTAACCATAAATTTAAATCTTGCTTTAACTTGTTTAGCTTTCTACGAGCTCTCTCTAACTGCTTGTCATCTGTGATTGAATCAAATGCGTCGTTAGTCTTTCTGGTCTCAACAAAGTCATAACCTAGTCCAATAATATTTGAAACCTTAGCGTTAATCGCTGCATAGTTGTATGTTGAAATTTCATAAATCTGTGAAAGGTATTCAAGGTTGTAAGGTGGCTGAACCAAGTCGAACATTGAGTAGCCAGTAATTGCTTGTGCTAATAAATTCTGTTGTGTCTGTGCGCCATCTTGTCCAGTAAATGACTTACTGAAATCTCTTTGCATCTTGCGTCTAAATGCTGGGCTTAATCCTCTTACCTTAGTAAGATCATCTTTTCCGATCTCAAAGGGGTCGTTACTTGACGCCTCTTTTTTAAATGAAAACCAGTCAGAAGAATTGTTAATTCTTATTTCATTTACTTGTTCTGATTCTTCTTCAATGAATTCCATTTTAGCTCCTTAAATTGCCTAGCTTTTTCATCTCGTCTTTATAGTTTCCTATATCAAGCGGATCTGGGACTAATCCCCAATCAAGTCTTTGCTTCTGGTGTTCAAACTCTTCGTCGTCGATCTTCCTGCGTCCAGAAAGAAATACAGGCCTGCCCTCAGAAATACCGTATGAGCGAACTTCACGAGCCAGTGCATCAATGCGTGATCGGTTTCCTTTGGTTGATGTAACTGAGAGGAAGTTTCCATCGTCATCACCAATCCATCTTCCGTCTGGCATTTCCCAGACATAAATACCTAGCCTTGTTTCTTCTTCTAAAACCTTTGAGTTTACTCTATTGATATCCATAGGTTTTTATTTTACCATTCTTTAATGTTTAAGTCCAGCTTTTTGTCAAGGTAAATGACAAATTATTTGTTTTGTAGCACAACCCAGTCATTATTATAGAATTCTACGGAGCTTTCTGTCAATGTGATTGACGAATCGTCCGCTACAGATGGGGATCTGCCGATATGCATATTGTAATGATTAAGCACTGTGGCTGAATCAAAGGCTTGTGGGTAATATGTTAAGTACTGGTATAGGCTTGATGGGCCTCCTGCGCTTAGGTAGTTAAATCTAAATGGGCCAGTAATTGGGCCAGTTGTCACAATTACCACATGATAAAGCTCGTCTACGGCAAATACGTTACTGATATTTGTTGCTGATATCTTGTCTACCCCGTTGACATATATTGCAGCTATGTTAGTCTTATCAATAGTTCCTGTGTTACCCCATGAGTATTTAGAGGCTATAAAGTCTCCGTCTGCCCCGCTAAATAAAATACAGTTCGCTGTAAGCGCCGATAGGGTCAAGAAGAACTCTACGGTCTGAGTAGACTCTATGGTCTTAACCCTGAAGCCAGAGGCAGATGCAGTCCTAAGACCGTTTAAATTATGGCGGGATAGGATAGGATAATTAATTCTTCCAAATGTTATATCCTTTGAGGTAGCCCCAGAGATATCTTCAATTGTATAAATGTAGTCCGCATTGCTTGGGGAATATAAAACCTGATCTTTGTAGAAGCACATCAATAGGCTATAAAGTCTAGGCAAGAATTTTGTAGTATCTGAGGATGTCAAGGTTATCTCTAAATAAAGGATTCTTTCTGTGCTAAATGACCCTAATTTAAATTGAGGAATAGATCTTCCGTTAGTGCATGCTTCCCATGTTGTACCATCTATAGAAGTTCTTACAGATACCCCGTTATCGCCGTTCCACTCTATCTTAGACGAGTCTAAATCGAATCCTGCAGGAATTGCTATGGCATCTGTGATTACGACGCTCTTAGACCCCGTAGAAGCGGTTTTCTTCATTTCGATATATTTCTCTTCGCCATTATAAATTAAATCTTCTGTAAGGAAATATTCCCATGGACGATTAGCTGGATATGCAAAATTAAATTGCTTGCTTACGCTATCGTCATATATCTCAAATAGGGTTCCGCCTTCTGGGTATGAAATCTGGAGGGGAGAAGTAGTACCAGAATAGTTATAATGTTCTTGAATTCTATCTAGCCCTAGATCATATCTGTAAACTGCTGGAGCATCTACAATAAATGAATCAGATGAGCTATTTGTTGGACCCAGCTTTAATGTAATAGTTTCACTAGTAAACTTATAATTAGTTAAAGTTTTCTTTGCTGCAAATTTACCATCTATATATAGGGACATTTCTACTGGTGTATATGTGGCTACAATATGATGAGATTGGCTAATATGAGGAAGGGTGTAGTCAAGTCTTTCCGCCTCTAACTGAAACACAATGTTTCCTTTTTCATAAAATATACCGACATCTGCTGTTGAGTCTGCAAATATAGTTGTAAGGCTAGTTGTTGTAATTTTAGGGTATAGCCATACCTCTAGAGAGAATGCATTATCTGAGGAGTTGGTGTCTGCAAATCCGCCGTCGGCATTTGACCCATAATAATCTTTAGTTACGGGTAATGTAATATATTTTGTATTTGTTATGAGAGAGCCATTTGCTCCACCTGAAACAAGTGGCACAAGTCCTGTTGATATTCCGCCTGAATATGTTCCACTATTTGAGCATCCAGAAATATCAGATGCAGTTGTGCCAGATAGCTCATCTAGTGGCCAAAAACCGATTGGGTAATCTTGGATTACTTTAAGTTGATAGGACATAGGTTATTCGCCTACAGATGCTTTTGTATAACGAACAACCAATATTCCTGAGCCACCGTTTCCACCTTTATTAATTGATGAGTTAAGATATGATGCATGTTCTGATTGTCCGCAACCGCCACCACCACCGCCTGTATTGGCTCCGCCGTCGCCACCTTTAGTC